ATGAGTGATAACAACGAAAAACTACACGGTCTACAAGACCTCCTAATCGACGAGTTCATCACCCGCATCCAGTCTGGCGATGCTACCCCCAGCGACTTAAACGCCGCTAGGCAGCTTCTAAAGGACAATAATATTCACGCTGCGGTTAAGAACGACAACCCTATGGCTAATCTAGTTAGCATCCTCCCGTTTAACGAAGAGGGCGTTGACAAAGTCATGGAGCAATAATAACCTTACAAACATTTATACCCATTATGAGTTTTACATATTCTGAAGTTTCCAGCCCATCTGGAAGCACTTTTACATTTGCTGCTAGTTACAGCGATGCGTCCGAAATAGCCGTAATGGGTTATGACGGTAAATACTGGTCTGAATTGGCTGTATCAAGCGTAGACGGACAATCAGTTACACTCGCGGAGTCTGCTGACGGTTTACACTCTATTCGCATCTCGAACAACGCTGCGGATATTAAGAAGTTAAATACTAACGGTAACGACGGCAACCTTATAACAGCGGTCAAGGGGGGAGGGAACGATGGTGAATACCGTCTTCTCGAAGTCCACCTAGAAGACCCTACTGACCGTACTGGTAACTCTCCTATGACGGCTGAGGGCATAACGCTGGGAGGCATCGCAGACCTTGTAGCTACCGAAACTGGTAGTGGTTACGAGTTTACTGGCGGCTTCACCGACCGTACCACGGGACAATCAGGTGCCAATGACCTAGGCTCCAACATGCAGTACACCGCTCAGATGGCTGCTGACAACAGCTGGTACCGCTTTGGCTTCGACCGTACTCGTCAAGTTGCTAACGATAGTGCTTACTTCCCTACAGACGGCTTCGATAGCTTTGACCAGACTAAAGGTTTGTTTGGCGGGGCTCACATGCCCGAAGGTATTACAGACCTCATTGACTATGACTTTGACGACAGTGGTGATACGGGGAGCTACTCCGACGCTGTTACTGCTGGCGACCTTAAGTACAACGCCGCTACGGGTTCTTATGACCTCACTCAGTGTGACGTAGGCGACCTTGTGAAGGTACGCTTCTCGTTCAATGCTGTACCGCAGGTTGCTAACTCAACGCTTGAAGTCGGACTTATTTTTATGACCCGCGACGCTAACAACGCCCCTACGTTCACTTTTGCTCTCACCACCCAGCCCGTGTTCTACGGAACTGGCTCGCAAGGTGTCGCTTATCTGAATCGCGTGGAGATGTCTGCTTACATCGCTTCTGACGAAGACCGTAACGCGCGTCTGTTGCCTGCAATCCGATGCAACAATGAAATCCTCATCCAACCCCTCACCACCCTAATCTCAATCATTCGATAATCATGGCTATACGTATTACAAGAAACGAAGAAGGTAACTGTATCACTTTTGTTGGTTCCTCGAACCCTGCCTACTGGAACTCCTGCTTAAGCGCACAGCTTAACGAGAGCGACGCAACCCGTGTTGATATCATCAATGACATCCGCAGCGCTAACGAAGCAGAAACTCAGTACGAGTTCTACGCTGTGTCTATTGATGACTTCGCAGACAAAGATGGTAATGCTTTCGTCGATGCCCAAGCTATGGTGGACTACGTTAATACCAATGCTAATGTCGTTGGTGTTAGTGCTGTAGGCACGAACCTCAATAGCATCTCCGTTGATTTCCGCTTGGACGACACTTCTACATCCATCATTATGGACAACGGCTCTAGTTTTGGTGTCAACACCATCAAGGCTGTTGCAGATACCGATGGAACTGTTCACATCCACGCTATTGGCGCTGGTACCCCTGACGGCGCTGACGAGCCCAACGAGCATAAACACTTTGAGGGACTCGAAGTAGGTAACGTATCCGTTAATGGTGTGTCTGTATCTGGCGGCCTCCAAGACATCGTTAATACGCTGAATGAGTTGTTCACCGTCGGTGCTTTTGAGGCTGTTGTTATTTCTGACCCATTCAGCACAATGGTTGCTGACGTAGATGGTGTTGATGCTGGTTATACTCTTGTAGGTAACACCGCAGTTGACCCTATCGGTGACGACATCTTCTCTAACAGCTCTACTGGTAACTATGCGGGCCTTAAATCCACTGAGTACATCGACCAAGCTGGAGAATACTTCACTTTCGATATTCGAGGCGAAGGACAGATTGGCTTTGGTCTGGTACACACGGATGCTTCCTATGCCGCTGGTTACCACTCAGGTAATGCTAACTACGCAGACCCCGATAGCTTCGCTGTAACCAACAGTGCTCACTACGGCTACCAGTTCTCGCATTGGTTCCACCCTACCCCTAACGGTTCGTGGACTAACTATGGCGCTAATACTGGTGTCGTATATGGTTCTGGTTGGTATAATTGGGAGTCTCAGGACGAGTGGCTCGCGGGAGAACCAGTGAAGATTCGTGTTGGTATCGACGAGAATGGTTACATTGCTATCTCATCGTTGCAAGACGACAACACTACTTGGATTGTCCACGCTCGTAGCAGCTACCCTGTTCAGGACGGTGCTTCTTTCCATCTTGGTATTAAATCCGCTAACCCAGCGGCTCGCGTAGTCTCAGCCCCCAAAGCTCACCTGTTGGAACCCGCAGCTCCCGTAATGAACTTCCGTTACATCGAGTCTCCTGATGGAAACTTCGAGTACCCATTGTTCGCTACCGAGGAAGAGGCTAACTACTATGACGGTGTTGCTGGAGGTAACTCCACGTCTCATACGCATACGTATACCGACGACCCCACGGGAACTACTTGGTACATGCCAGACAACGGCGGCACTATGACCGCTACATCTGCGCCTTCGGCTGACTTAACACTAGGTCAAGCCGCTACTTATACTGAGATTACCTCTCAAACTAATGCTGACTTAACTCCTGCTGCTTTCGGTGCGGCTAACATAACTCAAGAGGAAGGCACTAACGTAAACATTCAGGTGACACCTGCTGGTGCTACTTGGTCTAGTTCCGTTAGTATCTCTCCGAGTGGCTCAGGACTGGTCTACGACGGCTATAGTTTGATTCAAGGTACTCTATCTGACGTAGGTTCTGATACTACTTATACTATTACTGTTACTAGAGCAAACTCTTACGGTAGTTCCGTAGGTAGTATGACTGTAACTGCTACAGATGTAGCACCTGTTAGTACTAATGACACTCCTTGGACTAAGGCACTAGACTTTAGTGGTTCTAATGAACACTCTAAGCAAGTCAGTAATAGTATGTATAACCAGCCATTACAAATGAATGGGTTAGCTAATCAAGTTGATTTGGGTACAAGTTCACAAGGTGAAACTTCTAATAACTCATCTTCTAGACCTTGGGCAATAGCATTTGTATTTAAATCAGATGGTTACAGTGGTAATCAAATGATATGGAATCAAGGTGAAGGTTCTTCAAGTGGAAACGACAATATCTTTGTAAATGTAGGCTCTACTGGACATGTTAATTTAGGATGGGGTAGAGAAGGTACAGGATACAATATGTGCAGAATTGCTAATAATATATCTTCTTCTACTTGGTATGGAATTTCTATAGCTCATAATGGAGTAAGATTGGGAGGTAATGACGCTACAGCAGCTAACTTAGCTGATTGTTTTGATATTAGATTAATGAGTAGTGCTGATTCATTTGCTTCAATAAGCAGTAACTTATCAGTTGCAGCTAACTGGACTTCTACTGGAATTAGAATGGACAGAACTGTTGCAGGAGACTTTACCGTTGGCGGTAGAGGAACTGGATATAGCTATAGAGGTAAAATAGCTAGTATGGTTGTCACGACTTTGCTTGGTGACGGTAACTATACCTCTGCGCAACTTCCTTCTGGAAAAATGCCTGATGCTACTCAAATGGAAATGATGATTACTGACCCAGTTAAGTGGGTTAATGATTACAAAGTTCGTTATAGCTCTGGAAACCCCAACGGTGTATTCAGGACTCCTGCTAACAGATACGCACAACAGCCATTCTTGGTTGGTTCTTCAACAGCAGGTTACAGTGCCACTCAGGTTTGGCTAATGGGCGATGGTGCTAGTGACTCTTACGCTAACGGCGTTAGAAACTACGTCAGCCCTACTGACCAGAATCAGACTAAGATGCAACTCAACAGCATGGTGTCTAACGACATTCAGACTGTTAACATCAACGGATTAACCTAAACAAAGTCCCCCGAAAGGGGGCAACCTTTTATATCTAGAAATTATAAACGTGAGTACGAGAACTACCACTCCAAGCCTGAGCAACGCGCCCGTCGTAGCAGCCGAAACAAGGCTCGCAGACTAGCTATTAAGAAGCACGGGGCTGCGGCAGTTAAAGGAAAAGATGTTGACCACCGCGACAGAAATCCACATAATAATTCCTCGTCCAACCTCCGTATTCAGTCGAAGAAGGAGAACCGCGGTCGTAACAAGTAACCTATGGAAATCCCTCCACAGCTAAAGGACTTCAAGAACTTCCTGTACCTTGCATGGAAGCAACTGAACCTCCCCGACCCCACAGACCTACAGTACGACATTGCGGACTACATGCAGAATGGCGACAAGCGCGCTATCGTACAGGCGTTTCGTGGTTGTGGTAAGTCTTGGATTTGCTCGGCGTATGTTGTTCACCAGCTATTGCTGAACCCCAGTTTAAACATCCTAGTGGTGTCAGCTAGTAAGACACGTTCAGATGACTTCTCTACGTTCACATTGCGTCTCATTAACGAGATGCCGTTGTTACAGCACCTAAAGCCTAACGATAACCAGAGACAGTCTAAGATAAGCTTTGATGTTGGCCCAGCGCCAGCCTCTCACGCGCCCTCTGTTAAGTCACTAGGTATTACCTCACAGCTTACGGGGTCACGTGCTGACCTTATTATTGCGGACGACATCGAGGTAGCCAACAATAGCGCTACCCAGCTTATGCGGGAGAAGCTCTCGGAGCAGGTCAAAGAGTTTGACGCTATCCTTAAACCAGACGACTCCTGTAAGGTTATCTT